AGTTTCTTTACTGATTCGATTTCTAAGTTATTCTTAGTGCAATATGCTACGATCGTGTCAATATGGCCAGATTTTGTTCTACTGGCTTCTTTTTCGATAAATTGTGAGAAATCAGCTGACGTTTTGAATCGTTTTGTGATCAGATATTCATCTGAAATATTTGACGAGTCAGTTGTAAAATCATTATCAATTACTACTTTCGGCATTATGATTTCTCCTTTTCCATTCTTTAATGTATTGAATAACATCGTGTGTCCTTTTTATATAGGGGTTTTTACAAATAGTATGTGCAGCCTCTCCAGGCTTATCAAATTCGTGAATATATGGATGATCAAACGCCTCAGCAATTTCTAAAATATTGTAAGGATAGGAAGAACCAAAATGCGCTTGTTTAGGCTTCTTAGGGGATGTCAACAGTTTAACAATACCTGTAACAACATCATCAACATGCGTGAAGTCTCTAGATTTCAATCCAGTTCCGAATACCTTTAGACTTTCACCCTTCTCAATTTGATTTTTAAATGCCCGAATAACTGTGCTGTGTTCGCCATAATCTGCTTCACGTGGACCATAAACATTATAGAAATACAACATATGAAACTTGATTCCCCAATGTTTCTGATAGAAGTGAAGTGCCTCTTCACTCATTGCCTTGCCAAAAGTATATGGATTTGAATATGGCTCAGAGAATAATGCACTAGAAGACTGCGCGAAATACAAAGGGACATTATATGTAGCAGCCCATTCAGCAACATGAACAGTCGGAGAAATATTATTTAGAATCGCGTCGACTGGATCTTCAAATGATAAACGAACACGAGGTGTATTCGCCAAATGTATGATTGCATCACAAGGAGGAGCAGCTACATTACAAACATCTTCAAAAATATAATCAATGTTTGGTTGGCGCGAAACAAACTTACCATTTCTTCTATCGTCTATAACAGTTATATAGTAACCATCACGAGAAGCAAGAGCCTCTACAAGATGGCTTCCAATAAACCCACATCCACCTGTAACAATAATATGCATTATTTCTTCGGCTTATAAAAGATATGGGTATCAATACGAGTAGTAACATTCATCGTTTCTGCCCAACGAGGTTTAACATAGTCAGCATGATAAAATAAAGCACCATCAGTAATATCAAGTTGGTTCTTATATGTCATCTTGGCGACTTCATATATCTGTTTGTATTTTTTGATATTCTTAATTTTATCTGATTTACCATCGCAATACCAAGAGAACTGACAACGGTTTTTATATGGATACAGCTTTCCATCATTCTGGCTTCTATAGTGAGGACTTTCATAAACTACCTCACAGATTGTATTCGGGAAAGCATCTGACTTAACACGGTTCATCGTAACATCAGCAACAGCAATCCAACCAGCTGTTGATTCATTCCGCGCTTCGTGGTAGATGTTTTGTGTCATACATGCCAGCTGTGGATCTTTTATAGTTTCAATACCATATTCGTCGGGAAGTGTTGGATTAGTTGAAATAGAAACCAATACAGCCATCGCTGAATCTAGAAAATTCATAATAAATCTTTCATAATTAGTTGGGGACTTCTGTTGCTAGGCGTCCCCTGACCCCGAAGATTATGCCGCGATGCGGTAATCCTCATCTGCGAAATTATCGTTTGCAGTTACGAGTTTCTTACGGTTTAGACCATTCGGACTAGGTCGCTTGCACACCTGTTCTCCACGTTCCTACTAAGCACCAGTCGATCCTATACACCCCCATAAGAAACTTATAATGGGATTGGTGGAGGTGGGGAGATTCGCACTCCCGTCCTGTCTACCATTTAGTTCGCTTCATCGAACAATATTATTTATACTATATTAGGATAAAAAAGTCAAGAGTTATTTTCAGATTCCCAAATATCTCTTGCTTTGAGTAATAACGGAACAAAGTTATCGCGTTTTTCAATGAATATCTGTGGGTCATCGCCCTCAACAGCAATCATAATAACGCTACGATTGATAGGAATACCAGTTCGCTCTTCATACATGATTGCATATGCCGCAGCCTGAGCAAAGTAGTTTTCAATCCACTCTTTTTTCTTTGGCTTTTTAGAGGTTTTGAAATCGATGATTGATAACTTACCATCAAACTCAGCAATACAGTCTACACGTCCAGCTAATCTTAGATGGTCGCTGTATAGAGCGATTTCTTGAGCATGAATATTATCGATTCTATCGAGGAGAGGTCTAAATTCATTCCAAATTTCAAGGTCTAATAATGAGAGTTTACTTGTATCGATCTCTTCATTATCGAGAACTTTCTCACACAATAGGTGAATCTTAGTTCCTCGAGTAGAAGCTTGACCGCTAATCTTATTTGCCTCTTCATTACCAACACGTTTTCTCCATGCTTTGATAGAGTCGCGTGATAGGACGCCGAGAACAGTTGTTACGGAAGGATATGCTGCCCCAGTTTCAGTATAGTATTTTCTACCTACTCCTGGGACAGTCTTATCTTGGGCGAAGTCGTTTAGTTGTTTCACATGATTAAACATAACATAATATAACCTATTTTATTTGAGAAGTCAAGAGTATTGTTGTTCGTATTTTTCTCTTGCTATTATATATTCCTTGACGAGTTCGCTTCTCACGATATCTTCTGGTGTAAATTCAAAAATTTTAAATGAAGGCATCATTTCAGCAATCACCATAAACTTTTGTAGACCAGATTTATCAGTAGATTTTGTATAGAGGTCTGACTGTCTAAAGTCTCCAGCAAATATAATTTTACTGCGTTGACCAATACGTGTCATAATTGAGTTGAGTTCCATGTCATTCATATTTTGACATTCATCAACAATAATGATTGCATCGTCAAGCGTAATACCTCGAACAAATGAAGTGATCATCCAATCAATCTTCTTTGCTTCTTGTAGGCGTTCAAATGCTTGCTGTTTATCAGGAAATAATTCTTGGCACATATCTATGTATGGGCGCATAAACACTTCAGTCTTTTCCATCTCATTGCCAGGAAGATGGCCAATATCGCGGGATGCAACTGCGGAACGGCATACTACGACTTTATTGAAGTTATTAGATTTTTCGAGGATTTCCTCGATTGCTTTGTAGAGGGCAATGAAAGTTTTTCCAGTTCCTGCTGACCCATGAAGAAGGATCGCGGAAGAGGAATTATAGGCATCAAAAAATGCCTTTTGGGTGGGCGTTAAAGGATCAAAAACATCTAAGTCGTTGAGCCGTGGGATTAGTCTATTGTTTCCTTTTTTGTTGTTGGTTTCATCGTCTTGAATCAGTTGAAGATTGGTTTTTCTTCTGGACATGTATAGACCTTATGTTAGAGTTGAAGATATATTACGCAGAACCTCCCTTTACGGAAGATGTCACTTCACTCACATTTTTCATAATGTAATAGATGATACTCTTCGCATCTGGCGAGAGTAAATAGCTTTTATAGGCTTCCTTCATGCAGGTCAGCGTATATGCTGGGTCTGCAAACCTAAGATCTTCTTTTGTGTGAATTGTTTCTTTGTTGCCGAAGATATTAAGGCAGAATAAAACCATATCTACCTCTTCCTCAGAATAAAGGTTGATAGAAACCCCAAGAGAAGTTGTTCTCTTAAATTTCTTCGGGAATGTTAATACCTCAGCTGTCATATTCTATTTATCTAGGATAACTTTTTTGCCTTATAATCTTCAAAGAATTTTGTAACCTTTTCTTTCAAAGGAACCAATCCACCTAGTTCTTTATATGACGCATTCAACTCTTCCCATTTGTATCCTACAGCTGTCCATTCACCGAAGTGAAATGGGCTTTCACCATAAAGGAACTTATCCGTCTCATGCCAATCTGCTACCATCATATGAGCATCATACATATTCATATGAGGAGTTTCCCATGTAACACCATAATCAACTACTGGTTTTTGACGCCATTCATTTGCATATTCTATCATGAAAGGGTCTGCATCTGGGTTGACTGGGTGATTATCTTTCCAAATTTCATCAATGGTAGTTTTTTTATAACCATACTTTTCATAATCCTTAGACAAAACAGATGAAGATTCCATTTTAGAGGGGTGATAGATAAAAAGTGGCTGAATGTTAACTCCATTCCCTTGCCAATTATTTCTACACCATTCCATTGAATCAGCGAAAGTTTCTCTAGTTTCATG